ACGTTTCGGTGTCGTAAAAGCAGTCGTAACGCAGCCTGGAAGAAGTCTAGAAAAGAAGACGGACTGCCTGCCCACCCACGCACGGAACGCATATCTGCTATGCGAAAATATGTGTAGACATGTCCGATAGTTTGTGCTAGGATACTTACATGATGATGAACAACGAAGAGAACATGAACGTCAAAACATTTTCCTCGAAGGCTCAGATGGATCGTTTTCTTGAGTATCAGAACGTGGTCGTTCAGGATGTGAAACGTGTGTTTGATCGGAGTGGCTTCGTCTGGATCGTGAGTTTTGTTCAGGTTAACAAGAAGTAACCCCAATGCCTCTGTATGAAATCCGCCAGATGTGGTTTTAATAGGAGAAGTAGAGAAATGGTCAATGTGATCTCCCTGAGTGTGGTTGGTGGTTGGCAGAGTGCCGTCGAGAACAAGGGTCTCGCCGAAGTCACCGGTCGACCTGCTGGATTTGGTTTCGGTCCCGTGTTCAACAAGTTGGGCGACCTACTTGAGTGGCAGCGGAAAAACCTCTTTACTGGAGAAAAGTAATGACGAACAAAGAATCCTTCTACGTGACTTTGGGTCTGGGCTGCATTCTGCTGGCTCTGCTGGTGTTCTAAGGAGAACTGAGATGCGCGAATCCACAATTGATCGGCTCAACCACGCTATACAACTCCTTCAGGAAGCTAGTAATGATCTCACAATGATGGGTGGCTCGTATGGGCTCAATGTGAAAGCGGAAGATATTATTGAGCGTATCAGCGATTTTCGGGTTGATGTGATGATAGCTGATCTTCCGAAGGAGGAGAAATGAGATGATTAACAAGTACGTCAACGACCGAGACGAGGTGGCGGTGTTGTACTCTCCAGGCTTTGGTGCTGGATGGTATAGCTGGGATCGTGATAACTCCACTGGTATGCTTTTTGACCCAAAGATTGTGTTGTGGGTTCTCAAAGGGAAGCCTAAGCAAGAGCAAAACGAAATTGAATACTATGTCACGACCAAATATTCAGACGCATATGTGGGATCAAATCTTGACGATCTTGATGTGCGGTGGGTGCCGGAAGGTGTTCGGTTTCGTGTTCATGAATATGATGGCAACGAATCCATTGTTCTGGAGTCAGAAGAGGAGTGGATTACCGCTTGACAAGCCCACAAAGAATCGTGTATAATACTCCCATGATTGAAAAGGAATGAACTGATGAATGATCGATATGGTGGTGCTTATGATCGTGGTGCTGCTGACTCATATTATCGCAGAGGCTTCGATCCGCACTATTACGCCGGTGCTACGTATACATCAACTCGTGTTGAAATATTGCCTGGTACTCCAGAGTATTTGGAATATGCTGCAGGCTATGAAGACAACGAGAAATCGTATAACTTCAAGGAATGGGACTGATAGAACGAGCCGACTAGTCATCGGCTACTCTGACCCGGAGGATGAGAAGTCGTCTGACTGATGACAGGGTGGTTTCGGTCGACCTAACCGACGCTGGCAATGCGATAATCCTCCCCGTGGCAGCGGATGGAAGGTCTAAGAGAGGCGGTAGAAGTCCGTGAACGTTGGGTTGTTGACCCTACTCTTAGACTATAGTTACCGCGACGGGGAGGGAGCACTTCTTGTTCCTTACGGAGGATTGAACGGTGCGACTGACATACGGTGAAGTGATGATTCTCGCTGAGTGGATCGAGAACTTTCGTGATCCAGATAAACAACCTCAGTATGTTGAACTTGAGGAGAGTTATGATCGCATGGATAAAACAGGTGAAACTATGATAGTTAGAGCCTATACTAAGGTTGGCGATAAAGCTTGGGATTGGGAGTCTATCGATCTGTCTCTGAGGAGTTCGTAGGAACGAAACGCCTATCAGGCGTCAGACAGCGGATGACCTTACGGTGTAGTTGACTAGCAGTGGACTAGGTTCTTTGGTTAGATTATATTCCGATAGAGAGGTTCGAAACTCTTGTGTAGGCGTCCAAAGATAAACCGTAACAAATACTGCGGTGTAGCTCAGTAGTAGAGCAAGGGAATCATAATCCCTTGGTCGGGAGTTCAAATCTCTCCGTCGCAACCAATAGGAATATATCATGGCAATAATCTACACGAATCAATCTTCTGGGCGTAAACCCAAATCAAAATCCAAGAAACTAGCACAAGCCCGTGAAGAACACCAGAAGTTTCTGGTTTCCATGGGTTATTCTGGTAATGCACCCAAGAGTGAATCTAAGAAAGCACCAAAGTTCTCGGTGCAGGTTTCGCGCATGGAAACACCTGATCTGTCTGGTATTGGTCCCACTGGTATGAAGAAAGAGGAACAGAAATATACTGGTAAAGAGATCATTGGTATTGCTGTTATGCATAAGTCCAATGCTGTTCCTATTCGTAGCAAGGAAGTTGCTTCCGATATTGCTAAGATGAGGCGCTAATAATAAATATAACACACCAAGGAGAGAATGTGGAAATGTATGTTGTATATACCAAAGATGCTTGCCCATGGTGCGTGAAAGCAAAGCAACTGCTTCTGGATTGTGGATTGGAATATAAGGAACTCAAATTAGGAATAGATTATGACAGAGAGGAACTCAGAAAACTGGTACCAGAAGATATTATTCGCTTGACAGTACCTCAGGTGTTTGTGTATAATACACGTATCGGTGGTTATGAGGATCTGGTCAAATATCTGGAAGACCACAACATCATGGGAACAAAACAGTGATTGAGTTAGACTATGAAACACAGGACAAGATTGTCATTCTCAATCTGAAAAATGATTATGAACTTGTCCAACGCAATATCAACTATCTGAATACTCAAATAGTGAAAGGTACTGCTAATCTAAATGTATATACCGATCTGGCTGAAGAACACAAACTGCTCAATGCGCTATCAAGTGTTTTGCGGTCACGGATGAAAAAGAATGATTATTTCAAGTTTATGAAGGAGACCGCTAATGATTATGGATCGATATGAACTAAAGCAAATGCTTCAAGGTGAAGTGGCTACTGTTGTCTTTGAGAAGGCTAATGGTGAGTTACGTGAAATGCGATGCACTCTGCATCCAGATTATATGCCCAAGCAAACGCCTCAGTTGCTTCAAGAGAGTGAAATGGTGAAACGTGCGGAGAATCCGAATGTTCTCTCCGTATGGGATGTAGATATGTATGGTTGGCGTTCATTCCGTATGGACTCAATCAAGAACATCGTTAGAGGCGGATAGTTCAATGCCATGGCCCAACAAAAATCGTCCTCGTAAAGGACGCCGTAAGATAGGATCAAGCAAACGACTGGCTCGCCGACTAAAGGGTAGAAAAGGTAAACGCTAATGTCATCCGATAATGGAGTTTTCGTCCTACAGACAAGAGGACCAGAGTTTCGTATAGCATATGCCCATGCTATTGACAACATCTATGGCAAGTTCAACGATACAACTGGGCATTGGATGGGTAATATGGACTCTATGATTGATTACTTTGGTTCATCCAAGGTATATACCAATCTGGATGATGCTTGGTCAGATGCAGAAGGACTGGCATATGATTACGAAGATTTAGAACATGGTCTGTGCTTGATATCGGACTTCAAAGACCTAAAGTTTGGTGAAGTTTACACTAAATAGTTATATAACATTCTCATTTGGAGAATACCATGACTGAGAATATCCTATCTTTTCCCACACATCGCATAGTTCGTGAAAACATGAATATCGATGTTATTGAACAGGCCAAGGAAAAGAGTATTCAGAAGTTTGCTGATACTATCACAGATGGTATTATCGTAAACACTCTGGTGGAATTGGAAACCGTTGGCATCGAAATCGACAACGATCAGTTCCATAGAGATTACTGTTTAGCAATAAACTTTTTGCGAGCATCAATCTACAGGACCTTGGAACTAGATCATCCTGTTCATAGTCTGATAGAAGAAAACAATGAAATCTTTTCTTCTATGCTTGACAAGAAAGAGTAACTGCTATATAATATATGTATAGCAATGAAGGAAATATTATGCTTATAATTGACCTGAATCAGGTATTGCTCTCCAACCTTATGCAGCAACTGGGATCAGATCCTAGAAAGAAGGTTGATGAGGGGCTTATCAGACACATGGTTCTAAACTCGCTGCGTTCCTACACAAAACAGTTCAAGAACAAGTATGGTGATGTCATCATCGCATGTGACTCCAAGAAATATTGGCGTCGTGATGTGTTTCCATTCTATAAGGCTCATCGCAGGACAGACCGTGAGAAGTCTCCGTTTGATTGGAATCTTATTTTCGAGACATTGAATAAGATTCGCGCAGAACTGAAAGAAAACTTTCCATACAGAATCCTTGAAGTGGAGGGTGCTGAAGCGGATGATATCATCGCGGTGCTTACGGCTAGATTTGCGCCACATGAGAATGTTATGATCCTGTCATCAGACAAGGACTTTATGCAGTTACAAAAGTATTCTAATGTAACACAATATAGTCCCATTCTCAAGAGATTCATCAAAGCGGATAATCCGATTGAGTATATCAAAGAACATATCATTCGTGGTGATCGCGGCGATGGTATTCCTAACTTCCTGTCTCCCGACAACACCTTTGTCGCTGGTGAAAGACAGAAAGTGATAAATAAGAAGAAACTTGCTGAATGGATATCTAGTGATCCTAGCCAATTCTGCACAAATGAGGTTATGTTGCGTGGATATAAGCGCAATCAGATGCTAGTCGATCTAGACTATGTGCCTGAAAATCTCAAGGAACAGATTGTCGAGTCTTATGAAAACACAAGACCAGCCAGCAAACAGAAGATGCTAACCTACTTTATAGAGAATAGACTGAAAAACCTGATTGAAGTTCTAGATGAGTTTTGAAACATGAAAAACATATATGAAATCTTTGCGGAGTTTGAGGCTGCGCCATCTAAAGCAGATCGTGTAAATGTTCTGCAAAGAAACAGCAACTATGCCCTGAAAAGTGTATTGAAGGGCACTTTCGATCCTAACGTGCAATTCGCAATAACCAAGGTGCCTCTATACAAACCCTCCGATGCTCCACCTGGGCTTGGATATACATCCATTCATCAAGAACTTGGTCGAGCATATTTGTTTGAAGCCAACAATCCAAGAGTATCTCCCAATCTCTCATATAAGAGAAAAGAGGAGATTCTTATTCAGATCCTAGAAGCCTTAGAAAAGCGTGAGGCTGAAGTGTTTATGAATATGTTGTTGAAAAAGCAGAAAGTGAAGGGTTTGACTGCTGCTGTTGTAGAAGAGGCTTTTCCTGGTTTGCTCTAAATGATGCTTCATTCAATGTGGAGTATAAATGGCAAAAATAGAAAAGATTACTGAGTTTAGAAGATTACTGAGAAAGAATGTGAAATTAGAATATGAGGCCACTGAAGAAAACTGTGGATATTGGTTCGATCTTATCAACAAGGAATTGTTCGAAGATGGATTACCACGGGTACCATTCGAGTTCAAGTGGCTTCGTAAATGTTGGGGATACTATGAGTATTCTCCTAGAAAACCCGACAAATGGCCAGAGAAAATCATCATGCATAGAAAATATCCGACTAAACGATTGTTTGTCGAGGTTCTAGCCCATGAAATGGTTCATCACTGGCAGTTCAAGAAACTCGGTTGGAGAAAAGTGGACCATAACGACGAGTTTTTTGAATGGTGTAAAAAAGCAAAAAATATTGGTCTCAGAGTAGATAAAGAGCAAGGCGAATAATGAAATACGGCAAATCCCAAAATCAAGAAGATTGGATCGATTATGATGATTTTCGTGGAAAGAAGATCAAGCGAGTCAATTCCGATATCCGACCCAAGCGTGAAACCAAGAACTGGAAGAAAGCGTGGGACGATCATTCAGAGGAATTTGACGAACGGGATGAGTTCTATGCGAATACGAATCTAAATCGCTAACCCATTGATTCTGTTGTATATATAAAAAGTCAGCAGAATCAAGCACTTATTGAGCGTTTTGCTATGCGGGTTGGTCATATCAGCCATGCAGAAATAGCACTACTCATTTGCTTCGGAATGTTCTATATTCACTCCGTCATCAGGAGATAGATATGTCCATCACGAAAACCACTTCCTCTTACAACCCCGAAACGAAAAAGTTCGATAAGCAAACGAGTACCTTCGCTGAAGGTACCACGATCCGCGTCTGGTACGAATCCGTGCAGGTCATGTCGGATGTCTGGGAATCTGCGTGCCATGCGTCCTACTGGGATGAGGCTGCGGGTCGGGTTCGCACCGAGATATGGGTGCAGGCTACGGTGGACGCTTCTCCAGATGTTCTGGAGAAGGTGTTCGCGTCGATCTATGCGTATGAACTGGAGAAGGCCATCAACACTCTGAAGGCGCAGGCCGCTCGCCCGTCCAAGGGGTCGGTCGTCAAGGTCGTCTCTGGACGCGGTACCCCTCGCGGCAAGCAGGGTCGTATCGAGGTCATCATCACCCGTCCCTACGGAATGGGATATCGTTCGGCCATGCGGGAAAAGTATGGTATCGCAACGTCCGATGTGAAGGTGGACGTTCTGGCTGCGAACGGAAAGGTTTACTCCAACTACCGCGATATGATCTGGGTCTGGGCTCATAATGTAGAACTTGTCTCGGTCCCTGAGATTGATATGGATGACGCTAAGGCTCGGGCTTTGAGCGCCACCAACTATATCATGAAGTCCTACGATAAAGCCTGGTCGCGGAAAGAGGTTGTTGTAAATCAATAACTTAGCCAGAAAGCGAATGTCTTATATATCAAAGGGTTAGCTCCGTGAATCGCTCTCCAGTCGATTTAGACACCTCCAGTCGTGCTAGTGATGCACAAGGGGGTTCTGGCTCGATGGAGAGCGATATGCGTTAGCTGCATAGCAGGTATGCGAAAATATCTGTATACATGTCCGGTTCCATGTGTTACCATGCTTACATGATGATGAGACGAAAGAGAACAGACCGTAACCACATCGTCTATCGCCTCGCGGTCGGCAAGCTGGAGTATATCGGTGTGACCCATGTCGCTGACCGCTCACCCAGCAGATCCCTGCGTCGGCGCTGGCAGAAACATATCCGCCGTGCGCTGACCGAAGACCGCGACTGGACCCTGTGTCGCGCCATACGCAAGCACGGTCCCGAAGCCTTTGACGTTTCCGTGATCGAGGTGGTACGTGGCAAGTCTGAAGCCCATGTGCGTGAGCGCGAATTGATCCGTGAGCGCAAGCCTCGACTCAACACCGATGTCCGATAACAGGAGAGAATAATGGCTTACATGAATCAGGAAATCAAGTCCAAGATTGCCTCGGCTATGAAGCCCATACTGAAAAAGTATGGCATGAAGGGCACTCTGTCCACAGATCGGAACTCCATTTCCCTGAACATCAAGTCTGGCAAGCTGGACATGATTCGAAATTTCAACGAAACCATGTCTGATCCATTCCGATCTGGCCCTCGGTTTGATGCTTCTTCCGATCAGTATATCCAAGTGAACCCGTATTGGTTCCAGGAACACTTCTCTGGCAAGCCTCGCGCCTTTCTGAAAGAGGCTATTCAAGCTCTGAACAAGGGCAACTGGAATAACTCCAATTCCCAGATAGACTACTTTGATGTTGGCTGGTATAGCTACGTGAATATCGGCAAGTGGAACAAACCCTACACGGTGGAGAAGTAACATGGGAATGATGAAAGCCTGGTATATGGATATCGAGGATTTGGTTTATACAGCCATGATGCTCGGTGCGCGCACGGAAGATGAAGTATTTGGCTATGTCTACATGAGAGATGATCGGATAAATCGTGATACCGTGAAGGACATTATGTGTCGCGTATACATGGACATGGATTCTCTTGACAACTCCAACGCAATCGGCTATAATTGATTTATCGTAAACACACACCGAAAGGAAACACACACATGTCAACTTCCACTATTCTCGGCCGCGTCCTTATCGCTTTCCAGAGCAAGGGAACTCTTACTCCCGATGATATCAATAAGTGTGCCGATAGCAAAGGAAACTATGCTTCCAAGCACGTTCTCTATCTGAAACTGTCGGGACATAAGATTACTACCAACAAGCAGGGTCGAATGGTTATCGATTATACCTATGTGGGTGTAGATCCCAACTTTGACAACACTGTGAAGCAGGTAGATCGTCGGGCGAGTAAAATGCTCGGTACGGCTGCTAAAGCCAAGCCCGTCTCGGCTCCTGTTGCTGCTCCTGTTGCTGCTAAACCCGTCAAGGTTGCGAAGCCTGCACCAGTCAAGACCGTGAAGGCTGATAAGCCCGCGAAGCCGACCAAGACTGCGGAAGAACTTGCGGAGATCAAGGAAGCCAATCTTGAAAAGATGCGTGAGGTTGCTGCGCGCATGGCTTCCCTTCGCAAGTCCAGCCGTCGCGATGAAGTCCAGGAAGAACTCGGTAGCACCGGTGAGATTGCTACTTCCTACAGTGTCGATGGTGAATGGGATTCCGTCGATGGTCTTGATCTCACCAAGATGATCAACGCGGACTAATCACATGAACATCTTTTACATACATCCTGATCCACACATAGCCGCGCAGCAGGTGGTTGATAGCCATTGCGTCAAAATGATCCTTGAAAGCGCACAACTCCTTTCAACGGCACATCGGCTATGTGATGGTCAGGAGTATGTAGGAAAGTCCAAGTCCGGTCGAAATGCTCGCAGATGGCGATTGCCCGATAATCGCGAGAGTGTGCTTTATTCTGCTACCCATATGAATCATCCGTCATCCGTGTGGGCACGTAAGTCGAGCAATAACTATGCGTGGTTATATGAACATTTCGTTGGTCTGATGAAGGAATATACTTATCGGTATGGCAAGCAACATAAATGTGAGTTGACAGATATTGGTGATATGCTAAAATCACCACCAAGCAACATAGATTCGATTCCATTCGTTGCTCCTCCATGCGCTATGGACGATATATACAAAATGGGCAACGATGCCGTTGAATCTTATCGCAAATACTACCGTGAAGGAAAATCACACCTTCACAAATACACGAAACGTGATATGCCAGAATGGCTTGTAACATAAAGGAGAACTATACAATGCGTACCTTCAAGAATATGGCTGCTCAAGGCGATTTTCAGATCATCTCTCGCTCTCTCTATGAGAAGATGACTGGTAAGAAGTTTCCTTCCTTCTCTGATCTGGAGAAGCAGAAGGCTAATCATGGTGATACGAAATACACCGTGGCGCACTCCGAGACTGGTCACGATCACGTCATGGAACTGGAGCATGTGGAAATCTATAAGGATCCAAAGACTTCCGAACGCGATCTTTATGAGTTGTTCTGTCTTGTGAAGCAGGATACTCCTATTGAACACCTGCGTTCATTCGATACTCATGAGACTCTTCTCGTTCCTCCTGGTGAATATATCATCAAGCGCCAGCGTGAGTATGTGGCTGAAGGCTTTCGACGCGCTGCTGACTGATACTGTGTTCGATTGAGGTGCCAAGTGTATAACGCAGGCTCCGCTTCTGATAAATCCTCAACGACATTCGACCCAACAGTGGTGAGGGTCAGCTTTCTCAAGGAAGACTTTTGATGAGCGTGAAGAATCAAGTCCGGGATCAAGTCGGGAATCAAGTCTGGGTTCAAGTCTATAATCAAGTCCGGAATCAAGTCTCGAATCAAGTCCGGAATCAAGTCCGGGATCAAGTCTCGAATCAATTAAAGGAAGACCTTCAGTGAGTAAGAATCAAGTCTTGAATCAAGTCTTGAATCAAGTCTTGAATCAAGTCTCGAATCAAGTCTGGAATCAAGTCTCGAAAAATCAAGTCTGGGATCAAGTCTCGAATCAAGTCTGGAGTCAAGTCTGGAATCAAGTCCAGGATCAAGTCCGGGATCAAGTCTGGGATCAAGTCTCAAATCAATTAAAGGAAGACCTTCAGTGAGTAAGAATCAAGTCTGGGATCAAGTCCAGAATAAAGTCTGGGATCAAGTCCAGAATCAAGTCCAGAATCAAGTCCAGGATCAAGTCCGGAGTCAAGTCGGGTATCAAGTCCGGAGTCAAGTTTATAATCAAGTCCGGTATAAAGTCTCGGATCAAGTCTGGAATCAACTCAAGGAAGACTTTCAGTGAGTGTGAAGAATCAAGTCGCGAATCAAGTCGCGGATCAAGTCTATAATCAAGTCCGAAATCAAGTCGAAAATCAAGTCCAGGATCAAGTCTGGGATCAAGTCGAAAATCAAGTCTATAATCAAGTCTGGATTCAAGTCGCGGATCAACTAGAGGAAGACCTCCAGTGAGTGTGAAGAATCAAGTCCGGTATCAAGTCTTGGATCAAGTCTATAATCAAGTCCGGGATCAAGTCTTGAATCAAGTCTTGAATCAAGACTCGGTTCAAGTCTGGTTTCAAGTCCGGGATCAAGTCCGGGGTCAAGTCTGGAATCAAGTCCAAAATCAAGTCTGGGATCAACTCAAGGAAGACCTCCTAGAAAATAGTTGACATTATTCGCTAAACAAGCTATAATATGTCTATCAATCAGTGAAAGGAATACACAATGTCTAAAGTTGAAGCTCTTACTCCTGCTCAAGAAGCTCAGATGTCTGTCTATCGTGACCGATGGATTGATATTGGTCTTGATACTCAGGATCTTGATCAGGAAGCATGTAAGAATGCTGTCATCAAGATGTATGAGTGTGGCGGTCTCAAGGCTCCTTCCGAGTTTGTTTTCACTCAGGGTCCAAAGGAGGCTATTGCTTATCTCAAGAAGCGGAAGCTGATCAAAGACGTATCAGATTATCTGAATAACTGTGTGTTTGGTTCTCATGAGGCTGGCTGGCTTTCGTTCTATTCTTTTATGAAAGAACAGGTTGGTATCAAGAATCTAGAGAAGGTCGCAGGTCTTGTTGAAGTCGCTCACACCTGTGGTTGGGTCTGGGTCTCCAAAAATGTATGTGTTCTCTCCGAGAAGCCTATCGCCGTTCGGTTTGATGATCAGAGTCGTCTTCACTCTGAGACTGGTCCTGCTATTGAGTATCGTGATGGTACTGTTGTCTTTGCTTGGCATGGTGTTCGTATTCCTCGTCAGTGGATTGAGAATAAGGAGTCTCTGAAGGCTGAAGAGGCTCTGACCTGGGATAATATGGAACAGCGTCGTGCTATGATGGAGATCATTGGTTGGGATAAGATTCTTCAGAAGTTGAAGGCTAAGACTATCGATAAGGATGAAGATCCTGAGATTGGTGAGTTGCTTGAAGTGAATATTCCCGACGTTGGTCGTGAGCGTTTCCTTCGTGTTCAGTGTGGCACTGGTCGGTTCTTTGCTATGCCAGTTCCTCCTACGGTGAAGACCGCTCTTGAAGCCAATGCCTGGACCTATGATATTCCCAGCGATCTTCTGAAGGAGATTGAGGTTCGGACGTGAGAGTCAGGGATCAAGTCTGGTATCAAGTCCAGTATCAAGTCTATAATCAAGTCCGGTATCAAGTCTATAATCAAGTCTGGGATCAAGTCGGGAATCAAGTCTCGGATCAAGTCATGGATTCTGTAGAATGAATGTGAAGAAGCAAATCTGTAATCAAATCTATGATCAAGTCTGGAATCAAGTCTATGATCAAGTCCAGGTTCAAGTCTGGAATCAAGTCAATAAACAAGTCTCGAATCAAGTCTCGGATCAAGTCTATAATCAAGTCTTGAGTCAAGTCTGGGATCAAGTTAAGGATTCTGTAGAATGAATGTGAAGAATCAAGTCTGGGATCAATTAAAGGAAGACCTTCAGTGAATGTGAAGAATCAAATCTGGAATAGAATTGAATATCAGGTCTGGAATAAAGTCGCGAATCAATTCGCTAATCAATATCAGTATATTGATATCAATAGAGTCAAACCTAATCGAGTCTGGGGTCATGTTCGGTATCAAATTTGGGATCAAGTCGAAGATCAAGTACTACGTCAAGTTCGGAATCAAGTTCGGGATCAATTAAAGGAAGAATTAGGAGAAGTATAATGTGGGTATTGGTTGTTTGGGCTGTATCATCTGCTGGAACTTATTATCCTTATCAAACGCTCATTTCTGTATCAGAAGAAGCGTGTAGAAAGGAAGTGAGAGTTGTGGAGAATATGCAGCCACAGATAATGCGTTCATTCAAAGCAGAATGCTTCAAGTCAAAGTATGGTTGACATCTGACTCAAAACCCACTATAATACTCATGTTGAAACAGCGAAAAAGGAACTATCGTTATGCCCAACTGGTGTGAAAATATCTTTGAAATCTCTGGTCCAAAGGAAAAGATCAAAGCACTATATGAAGAATCATCAAGGAAAACCTCTGATTCCTCAGTGGACGATGCTGATACTCAGTTGCTCCAATCTATGTGCCCTATGCCAGACGAGTTGAATGGTACTACTTCACCAAGTGATGGACCTAACTGGTATGACTGGCGTATCACAAACTGGGGTACCAAGTGGGAAGTATCTGTAGACGATCTTGAATATGAAGAAGAAGGTGACGATACTGCCACTCTCACTGGTAACTTTGAGAGTGCTTGGTCTCCGCCCATTGAAGCATTTAGATTCTATGCGGAGAATAATCCTGATGTGAGTGTCAGTCTACACTATTGCGAAGAAGTGCCGCAGTATGCTGGATATTTTTTCTTCTCGGATGGTGAAGAAGATTCTGAGCAGTTTGATCTGGAAGATGAAACCGCCGAGAGTGTGATGGATCTTGTTGGAGCAGAACTTGATGACATGTTCTGTATTTCCGATAGGTTATCAACTGGAGATGATGAAGATGAATGAAACTGAAGATCAATACATTGTCGTGAATCAGGTTCTCTGATTGATAAAAGAGAAAAAAACGTGTGGGTAGTTTTTCCATGGGAAGCAGATGCTTATTAACATAATTATAGATGTGTTAATCGTATTGTTTGGTCAATTTATGGGAAGCTTTATTACTGTTGTTACAGAGGATAAAATTCTTAATTTTCGTGAGAGAACTGAAGCTGTATTATCGCATATAACGAATAGTATTGTTATATTTTTAGTGCTTTTCTTTACAGTACCTATAATAGCACACTATTATATGCTATACTTGATGGGTAAATTTTGGTTTATTTTTATATGGTATGGTGATAATATGTATACTCGTCACAGAAAAGATTAACTCAGAGCAATAAAATCGCCCTTCTTAATAGTATCCAACTGGAGATGATGAAGATGAATGAGACTGAAGATCAATACATCGTCGTGAATCAGATTCTCTGTAAGAAGTGTGGTGATATGCCATACAGCAGGAACCGTCATGATTATGTGGTATGTAATTGTGGTGCTGTCGGTGTTGATGGTGGTCAAGCATATCTCAGGAGAGCTGGTAACCCAGAAGATTATCAAGAGATGTCGTATTGTATTCCTAAGAAGGCCATGCTTGATGCTATCATGAATCTCGAAGCGGCACAGGAGAATGACAGAAACTCTAATGGACAGGTGAATGCTGTTATTCGTGCGTTGCGCGGATGGGATATCATCAGAGCGACTGGAGAGTAAAGATGGGCGGTATAAAATTGGAAGACGCTATTCATCAACTCTATAAAGACGAAGAGACGATCAAGAATTTAGAGGAAGAAATAGAGCGTCTAAAGGAAAAGTGTAATAAGCAAGCTAATTTGCTTATGCAGTTGACTCCTGAGAAGTTCCCTGGTATAATGTTCATACATGCTCATCTTGGAGAAAAAGATATCAACGGTATGCCAGAAAAGATACTAATGATCCCGACTTATGGTTCTGATGTGACTTACATATATGAAAGGAAAGACCGCAATGCCTGAAGTGGATTACTCAAATCACTTTCTTATCTATTCTATTCTTGCATTGATCGTAGCTGTTATCTGTAACTTCACAAGCGATAGGTTCAACGCCATTTTGGCTATCATCGTAAGTCTAGTATCAATGGTATTATTATTCTTATCTAATTGGTGCGGGTAAATAAGTATGAAGAGTCAAGTCAGGGATCAAGTCTGGTTTCAAGTCTATAATCAAGTCCAGGATCAAGTCTGGAATCATATATGGGAGATAAATGAATAATGCTCATAGAAATCAATAATGAAATGGCAACAGAGATTGTCATTCAGGAAATCAAACGGGTATATGAAATGAATATGAAAGAGATTCATAGACTCAAGGCTATTGAGAAGCCTAAGATGTTTGAAGCAGAAGACTTGGAGTATTGCGTTCGCCTTGACATGGCTTGTGAAACGATGTTGAAGTATTATATGGTTGAGAGCGATGCTGTTGAGTATATTGATGGGGTGAATAATCATGACTGACATTCCAAAGTTGATGGACTTAGAGCAAGAGATTATGAAGGCATGGAATATCGTAGATGATTTAGAGGATATTGCCAAATGCATTCTTGACAATAGATACGATCTTGAGAAGGTCGCCAATATCATGATTGGTCTTTCTGCTCTTTATCAAGGTAAGTTTGAGCGTCTTCATGACATGTATGAAGATGGTATGAAAGAGTTCTTTGCTATTCGTAATGAGTTAGAGGAGATGAAGCAAGCCAAAGAGGATAATAAGTATGGCAAGTGGGACTAAAATCTGTATAGCATTTCTATTTCTATCATCTGCCGCTATGGCTCAGAAGTCTCCATTGAAGAGATATTTTGAGAGTCTGTTTATGCCA